TCGATGGGAGGGGTAGCGAAGGTTCATGCCGTGTCTCTCCTGGGTCGGTTGCGTTCGTTACGCCACGGGACGCCGAACTGCGCGGCCAGGGCGGTAATATCGATGCGCCGATGGTAGGTCGTCGTGCCGTAACAAGCGCCCTTGAGGACCTTCCACGACAAGGCACCGTGCTGCTCCGCGAGGCGCTTCGCCTCCACGATGTGATTTTCTCCTTGTTGCATCCGAACTAGGCTACCGCTGCGTAAATTGACCGGTCCTGCACTACACTCGTGTGGGTATTAACCAACTCGGCGGCCAACGTGTGTTGGTTGAAACGTTCCTTGAGGGCGTGCATTTGGAACGCGAACGCCCAACGCTTTGGATCGTTATAGAAGAGACCAAGAAGCTGCCGGAACGATGGCTTATCGACTGGCTCCGGCATGAGCGTGCACGGGCCGCCCTTGCTTCGGAGGTTGTGCAGCGTAGTGCAGAGCGTTGATTTGCCTGCGCCGATGTTGCCCTCTACGGCGATGAAAAGGGCTTTAGTCATCTTGTGCGGTGGGTAACTGTATAGCGCTGATGTCGTCATCCCCGACCCCCTGTAATGTCGTGGTCTCTTGAAGTGGCGGTGACCCCAATGTCGAGAGATTGGCGGACCCGATCTCCTTGGCTAGACTCGCGGCCGCGAGTGCGAAGTAAGCCGCGTCCTTCTCGAGGCTGATGTGTCGACGACCAGTTCTCGTTGCCGCGACGGACATGGTGCCGCTGCCGGCAAACGGGTCGAGCACAAGCTCACCAGGGTGACTCAGAATCGTGATGAGTTCCTGGAACAAACCGGTAGGCTTTTTCGTTGGGTGCTTCGAGCGCGGAGAGGCGTAGTGGAATTCACATCGCTCGTAGTGCTTGCCCGCCCCGCGATTGAAGGCCCACTTAGCGCCTGGCTTAACGGCCCACAACGCCGACTCGCTGCTTTGGACGAATGAGCGATCCGGGTTAAGGGGCATAGGGTTCCCTTTAATCCACTCTAACTTGCGCTTGACCGAGTAACCCATCGACGTAAGCGCAGCCGAGACGTAGCCCAACACTTGCCACGAGTTCCAGATAACGATCGAGCCGCCCGGCATGATGGCCGGGTCCACGAGTTTGAGCCACGAGAGCTGATCAAACTCACCGTCCCAAGAGAACTCAAAGCCACGGCGCTTCAGCGTATCGAGGTTGTTTTTGCGGCTGATGTTATAAGGTGGATCGGTGAGACAAAGCCTTACGCTGCCAGGTTTTATTCTGGGGAGCAGCTCCATCGAGTCTGCCAAGTAAATAGCAGACTGCTCAGGAATGTAGTCCATGCCCACGTCCGACCTATCTACACCGCGTATTCTACAGGGCTAAGTCGTTTGTAGGAATCGTTTTCTGTTCAGCACTAGGCGAAGCCGCAACACTAGAATGGGGGATGAGTTGCGGCGCTGTCTCTACCTCTGCGAGCGAATTTGTGAGCGCCGCGAGGTTGAGAGCGAGGCCCTCTTTGGTTGCCTTCATAGCGAAGGTCATCTGTCTAAGGGCCTCCTCCCCGGCTGAGACATTATCGATGAGCGCCCGCGCTCCGGCGATGTGAGCCGTCAACAAAGCGCTTGTCCTCTCACTACGGCGACGTGTCTCGTCTGAGAGTTTGCGGATCTCTTCCTTGGCCTGGTCGAGGTTCTCTCGCTGTAGGCGGGCGGCCTCACGAACTTCGGCGATGACGCGAAGGGCTGCCGTTTCGCGGCCAGCCACGGACCGTAGTCGTTCTTGCGCTGCCTCGAATCGAGCGCGGTCCTTACCATAGCGACGCTCTAATGCCGTTCTCGCGGCCCACTCGCGGTCGTAGGCCTGACGCCAAGCGCTGTCGATGACTTCGACAACATCAACCTTTTCGGCCTTAACCTCTTCACTGTCCTTGGTTTTCTCGATCGCGGACAGGAACCAATCCAGTTCCTGCTCAGCCGCGCCCTGAACTGCGGCGGACCAACCGCCAGCCGCCTCGATCAGCGGAACCTCTAGTCGTTCTGCTAGTGCCTTGGCGTCGTAGTAGTGCTTGTGGCCGATCCACGACTTCATCACGACGATGACGTCAGGAGTAGCCTTGGGCTCAGGAACGCGGCCGCGACTGCCTTCATCTTGGTCGAACTGCTCCACCTCGAAGGCGGCCTTGATCCAAGAAGGGACGTTTCGATCCTTCCCACCAACGACGAACAATTTACGCTTCTTGGCGTCAGCCATGCGGCCTCCCGGTGTTCTTATACCCGGGGCCGTCCGAACTCGACATCTTCATGCGTCGCGTTGAAGGCTACATCTAGAGCGACGCGAGCAGGTCAAGCGGATTGATGTCGTAGCGCTCTAGGTAGCGAGCTACGACGCCGCGTTTTGGCGTGCAGTGGCTTGCGTTGCGGCCGCGATAGATCAGCGAATCCGGCGTCACGGTCTTCCTGTTCGCGATGACGACACCGGTTTTGATCACGACGTAGCCACCGGTTTGCAGCTTCATGGCGAAGTGCATGAAGTCCTTGTGGCGGTGCCAAGCTCCGTAGTCCTTGCAATAGTTGGCGCCAAAGCCTCTTTGTTCGCGGCAACAAGGCTCGAAGTCGCGCAAGACGGCAGCCTCAAGCTGCGAGAGCTTGATCCCGTCCGGTAACTCAGGAAGTCGGCGGACCAAAAAACTAACGGCGATGTTACGTCGATCGTTCGCGTTAGTTGTTGGCAGCTCGCTACGGCCTCTCATGCGCGAGCGATGACCTCCACACGACGCTCTCAGTCAGCTGATCCTGCCAGGAGAGTAAGCGCGTCGGTCATTGGCAGCCTATCAATGATGTTCACGACGCGCTTTGGCAGTTTAGCCATGTAGGCCTGAGCCCGGTCGGTCCGCTTGATTGCTCTGCGATCGCCGCCTGAGAGGCTTAGGAAGCCACGATCGATGATAAACCGAAGCATGCTGTCCATCGTTGCCCGACGCGAGTGCTTGTAGAAGAAGAAGCGCTTCTCGGCTGAATCGGCGGCGTCCTTGTTAAGGTTGTACATGAGCGTGTCGTAGCCGATAGACGAGCTGATCGGAACTCGACTGATGATAAAAGCGTTTACCAGTGTCTGGTTCGGAGGATTCCCTTTTCCCGAAAACTTTTTCACGCAGTGCTCCTAGGGTCTTTTACCTGCGGCCGATCGACCGCGTCTATGTGTAATTCCACGGCACCGTGTCGCGGCCGTTTATCTTGAACGTCTGATGTCGCCAGTCAACGTCTACCTTAGCCAGAGTGATTGTTCTCCTGTGGAGTCCCAATAGCTCGAAGAGCGCGCTTAGGTCGCGCGTCGCGATCGGAACTACAATGCATTTGGCTGTAGGTGCTCTTAGCGCTTTGTAGACAAACGCGTCCGCCCGGAACGCACCGGCGCTGATAGATAGTCCGGCGATGACGATGTCTGGCCGGTATAGATTGATCCAATGATAGTGGAGGAACGGCGCCACGTTCTTAGCCTTGTTGAGTCGACCGAAGCTCCAGACCCAAGACAACGGGTGGCCAAAAGACGTCTCGCCTACGATACGGCGGCGTTCCGCTAAATCAGGAGACGTGCACTGCGCCCTTAGTTGTCGCCGTCTGCTGTGTAACTGGCGCTGGCGCTCGACCTCGTGCTCGATGTCAAGAAGGAACCGACCCATCTCCTGAGCGTCATCAAAAAGCATTCGCGCGAGGCGTAGCGTATCTATAGGAGGTGAGTGCAAGCTCTCATGGCGAATGGCGGCCGCCGCACGGGCGACTAAGTCCTCGCGCCGCAAGGCTGCTAGAGCCAGGGCGTCTAATATAGTCAGCTCTAGATACTTACGTTTACGCGGCCTGGTCACCGACACACAGCTCCAACTGTCGTAAGTCTCGACTGACCACGAACTCTTGACCAGGGTATAAGTGTTCGCACCCAGGTGTGGGCTGCGGAGATAATGATGAGTAAGAAGCCGACCCAGACAGCCAGACAAGTCCTCGAAAAGCTCAGTGCTGATAGTAGCGGGATGGCTGGCCTCATCACATCCCCGTTCGGGGTGCTCAACGATCTAGTTAGGCGAAATGCTGAAACCGTTATGGACCCTGGGTTCTGCGACGATCTTGTTGAGAGGCTCCTTGCTAGTGGCAAGGAGGTCTGTGAACCAGATCGAGCCCTCTCGCTACTGGGCGTCGCAGACCTTGCCGGGCTTGTAGTCCACCCATTCTTCATTCGCGCAGCCGCCCGTCGCGGCTACTCCTTCTACATTAGCGCCGATGGCGGCCTACACCGCCAGTCACACGCCGATACACCGCGAACAGCCCAGGTCGTGCTCGAAGGACCGGTTGAGTCTGATTTCTACGTCGAGCAGCCGTGGTTCAACACTCTCGAAAAGTTTGTCCAGAACAATCAGCCCGTATTGCTGATCGGGCCAGCCGGATGTATCTCAGGTGACACCAACATCTCCTATGTAGTGAGAACTGTGGATGGAAAGCTGCGCAACAAGAAAGGCGGCTCTATGGAGCGCCTTTTCAGGCGGTTCAACCAGTTGGCACAGGTAAGTTGCGGACCACGTTGGGCAGAAGACGCAGATTTCTTTATCCAATCTGTGACTGATGACGGTGTGATTTTTCTTAACCACATCGAATCGGTTGTAGATTCTGGAAACCAGCCGGTTTTCCGTATGTTGACGGATACGGGTAAATCGCTGAAGGCTACCGCCGATCACAAAATTCTCACTGAGCATGGATACGAGGAGCTTCAGAACCTTGATGTGGGCGACCGTGTCTGTGTAAATCCGGGTAAGGCCAGGTCGCGAGGTGGTAGGCGCCCGCGTCCATACAGGAAGGAAGTCTTCGTAAAGTATCATCCGTCGGCAAGGACAAGGGTGGTTAATGGGTCCACATACCATCGACTTTACGTTTATCACGCCATCTATGAGGCATGGCGGAATAACCTCTCCTACACCGACTACATCGCGCTCTTGAATGACAAACCACGAGCCTGCAACACCAAGCTCTGGACGATTCCGGTCGGTCACGCGGTCCATCACATCGATGAGGACCACAAGAACAACGCGATTGAGAATCTGGAGCTGATCGATTTTGCTCAACACAGCCGGCTGCACTCATCAAAGCACGGAGTGCCTATACTGTCCGAACTCGAATCAATCGTCAGTATTGAGCCTGTCGGAATTGAGCACGTTTATGATATTGTTTGTGCCAACCCATGCCGCAATTTCGTCGCTGGAGGGATTATAGTTCACAACAGCGGCAAGTCGGAGTCCGTAGAGAGGCTCTTCCGAAAGCGCAGCCAAGTCCTCCAGATCATCTCATGCACGCCGGCCATGTCAGCCGATGACTTCGAGGGGAAGATCGACATCAAAGATGGCGATACCGTGTTTACACCGTCGCCGTGTGCCATCGCGGTTCGCGAAGGTCATGGACTCCTGCTAGACGAGGTAGACGCAGCTCCGGCTGAGGCCTGCTATTCTCTTTACAGAGTGTTGTCTGGTAAGGACATGCGCATTGCCAGGCAGGGCTACGAGGGTGTGACGCCTCTTCATAGGAGCTTCCGTGCAGTCGGCACTCAGAACACCGAAGGTCGTGGCGACGACCGTGGCATCCACCACGGACGATCCTACCAAGATGAAGCGTTCCTCGACCGCTGGCCGGCCTACATCCGCGTCGACTATCCGGCCTTCGAGACTGAAGTTTTGATCCTCACGAAGAGAACCGGCGTGCCAAAAAAGCAGGCAGAGAAGATCGTCAAGGCCGCGACCGAACTGCGCAGGGCGTTCTCGACGGACAGGGTCATGTTTGTAATGACGATGCGTAGAACGCTCGCTGTTGCGAGCAGCATCGCGGCCGGCTTCACACCGGAGGACGCCTGGCGATTTGCGGTACAGAACCGGGCGACGCCTGAGGACTGTCAGACGATTGAGGATTTCGTGAACAGGGTCTACGGATCGACGGCCAAGAAGCCGGTGAGCTGAGGAGAGCATGAAGATCATCAACGCGACCGCGTGGTCAACCGACGCCCTCAAGTCAGTGGTGGATAGGGCCTGCCTGGAGATCAAGGAGCTGGAGGACTGTCGACACCCAGCTTATGCTGAGATCTGCTTCAAGCCCACAAGCAGCTACCACAAGCCAGTCCATACCACTGAGTCTAGGATCACTAGGCAGCGCCTTGATGTCCTCCTTTGGCAGCCGGTCAAGTTCAAGAACAAGCTCGACGAGCTGACGTTGATTGCGGCTGTGACCGGTGACGACGGTTTCGTCATGCCACCGTTAGCCGCCGCACAACTGCTCGTGCACATCAAGGACGCGCTTGGTGGACGTTATGGCTACGGTAAGGAGCTGGACGAGGTCGCAAAGAGTGTCAAGAACCCGCCGGTCGTCCATGAACGATTGGCCGAACAGGGTCGGATCGATGAGGCTGAGATGGTGCTCGCGCAAGCGAAGCTCGATCTCGCGACCGTCCGGGAGAAGTTCGAAGCTGCAGAGGCCGGCTTTCTTAGGCGGATCGACAAGTTCCAGAAGACCATTGACTTCAACAAGAAGAAGCTCGACAGGGTCAAGAAGGAGCAGCTCACCAGCCGATGAGTGACAAAATACTTCGATACCCGGATTCACGACTCCGCCAGAAGGCGGAGCGGTTGACCAAAATCACGCTCGATGACAAGCGTCGAGCGTTCGACATGCTCAAGCTCATGCGAGAAGACGGCGGAATAGGGCTCGCCGCGCCACAAATTGGCTGGGGTGTTCGGCTTGTGGTCTGCAACGTCAGCGGTAAGCCGGAAGACGACCTCATTCTCGTCAATCCAGCCATCGCAGAGCCGTCGAAAGAGACATGGCTTGAAGAAGAGGGCTGCCTCTCTGTGCCTGGCATCCGCGCCAAGGTCGAGCGGCCGCAGACGTGCAAAATTCTCGCGGCCAGCCTGGATGGTGAGATCTTGGCCTTCGGCGTCAAGGGGATGTTGGGTCGATGTCTCATGCACGAAATAGATCATCTATTCGGGACCCTCCTCATCGATCGACTGACTCCGGCTAGGAAAGTTGCGATCAATGGGAAGCTCAAGCGGCTGGAAGCGAGCTTCGTCCGGTAGAACTCTGTATGAGCGGACGACCTAGAGTTCTTAACTTCATTCAGACGACCAGTAAGAAGGCAGCAGCAGTCCAGTACAAGAAGAACTGGATCCGCTACGTGGAAGCACCGGCAGAGCTTCTGCAAGGCTATACGTGGGTCTTTACAGACGGTTCGACCACCGGCTGGCACGCAGCCGTGTTGATTCTTCCTGGTCTGAACATCCGTAGACTCGCAGCCCACGTTGCGCCCACTCCGACCAGGAACGTTGGTGCGGAGATGAACGGGCTCATTCTTGGGCTTAAGCATGCTCAGTCGGGCATCCCTGTGTGGGCTGTTTTTGACTACGTTGGGGTCGGAGCTTGGATCACCGGTGGCTGGGAAATCAAGAGCTTCGAGGTCCAGGAGCAGGTCCGCAAGATCGAGAAGATTATCGATGAGCGTGATCTCACACTCAATCTCTTCCACCATCCTGGACACCAAAAAGACAAGAGCCAGTTCACCTTCTTTAATGGCGTAGCGGACAGCCTCTGCTCTGGTAAAAAGGCCGTGGACTCAGTGGAGCAGCTGACGAGCAAGGGGAAGACAAATGGTTAAGGCAAAGAGCAAGAAGGGGCTCAAACGGAGTCCACGATTACCGTCTGTCTATATCTTTGCTGAGGACCCACCGCCGAATCCAAAGAAGCCAGCCTTCAAGATCGGGAAGTCTGAGAGTGTCTCTGAGCGCAAGCAACAGCTTCAGGCGGGAACATCTTGCCGACTCGTCTCTGTGGCCTCCTTTGAGACCAACGACTACACGGAGATAGAAGCAGCGCTACACCAGGTTTTCGTGAAGGTGCGGATATACGAAGACCGTGAGTGGTTCTGGTTGACCTGGTCAGACATCAGCAACATCATAAATCCAGAATGGCGGGCCATTCACGTTGATCCGATTGTTGCCAAGATGAAGGCCAAGAGGGCCAAGAAGCTGATTGCCGTTTCATCGGTCGTTACCGCACCGCCGACACCAGTAATATCGACATCTCTGTTACCGCTAGCTAACCACAAACCGATTGGGTCGATGCCGGCGCCTGAATTCCCTCGTAAAATGACGCAATGGAAGGCGCTACTTTACGTGCTCAGTTGGTATGGAAGACCGCTTCACTTCCAACGCGAGCTTACTCCAGAGATCGTGCGACTCAACCTAATCACATGTAAGGGTAAAACACTGGCCCAGTCTATACGTGTGGTGATGGGACGCCACATTGAAGGCGCTGTTGCAGGTAACCACCAACAGCAGGTTAAGTTCCACAGCGATGGTGTGTATGGGCTCGTCTGAGTCAACTACAACTACCCGTAGGGTGAATCCCAATGCGTTGATGAACGCCCAGGAGGCGGTCGCCAGCGCGTTTGCGGATAACAACGTCGCGGTCGTGTGGGATGCGATCTCACCGTGGGCGGATGTCGAGAACCGCACCGTCCATCTCAGGTCGATTCCAGACCTCCTCTCAGACGAGGCGGTCGAGGACGTTCGCGGCGACTGCGACCACGAGCTTGGCCACATCAAGTTCACCGACCCGGTTGCGTTTTCCAAGATCGGCCGCAAGCTTGTAAAGCTAATCGCCAATGCCATTGAGGACGGCCGCGTTGAGCGGCTAATGGCCGAAGAGTGGTTCGGTTGTGGTGAGAACTTAGAGAGGTCCGCAAACCGAGCCGTCTCCAGAATCCTGCTCGCGGCCACAGATGAAGAGTTAAACCGCCGCCGACGTACACTGTGCGGCCTCAGCCTCATCGCCTATGGCGCGTCGGTCGACTCCGTCGTAGCGCGTCTTGGTGAAGACATCCGGCCGGCCTATAAGCAGTTTGCCGTAATCATCGATAAGATCGGCATGTGCCGGTCCACTGAGGACACCGTCACCTTGGCGACAGCGATCGCAGACGCATGGCGCTGGCATCCGACCAAGTTGGCGTTCGGCCAGCGCGAAGAGCACAGTACGGATAATCAGAACTCCCAAATCGATACAACCCTTGAAGATGAAGCCTCATCTGAAATCGGTGATGCGCCTCTTAGCGCGGCCGCAGAGAGGAAGAGCGCCGTCGCGAAGCTATTGCCGACTACTGGAGACGTCTACAGGGCCAAGGCGACTTACGACCGCGTAGAGACCATCCGTCAACCGTCACTTGACGTGCACCGTCTCTATGGCGCCTTCTTCGATGGGATTAGGAAGATCGTCCCGACGCTACGCCGTCGTCTTCTTATGGAGTTCCGAAGCGCCGGTAAACGAGAGGCTCGACACCTTAAGCGCGGCAAGCTCGACGACCGATCACTCCATCGCGTAGCGATGGACGATCAGCGCGTCTACAAGGCCGGTCGTCGTGCCATCGTGCATAGGTCCAAAGTTACGCTGCTCGTAGACTGCTCTTCCTCGATGACGCACCCGGCGAGGTCTGAAACTTACGCAGATGAGCCGATCGTCTTCAGGACAAAGCTGTTCATCGCCGCTCAAGCTGCGGCCGCCGTGTCGATCGTCCTGGATCTGCTCCGTGTGCCCAATGAGTGCCTGGCGTTCACGACCATCCGCGCTCCTGTTGTCGGACAGCCTAACTACGAGAGAGTCAGGCCGTTGCGGCACCTAACCATCAAGCCCTTCAACAAGAGCGCGCACGCCTGCCGCGCCAATTTCGTCGCCCTCGGACTCTACGAACAGTGCGCAGAGAATATTGATGGCGAGGCCGTTCTTTGGGCTGCGAAGCGACTTCTCTCTAAACCTAAGAGTGGAGACAGCCCAGTCTTAATCGTCTTCTCAGACGGCGACCCAGCATCACAGCCGGAGAGCAAGGCGATCCTGGCTAAGCACCTCGTGGACTCGATACAGCGCGCCGAACGATCAGGCGTCGCGGTGTTCGGCGTCGGGGTCGCGAGTGACGCCGTCCGCAGCTACTACAAAAATGCCGTTGTCGTCTTCGACGTAGGTAACCTAGTGGCTGACTTTTATGGACTCCTACGCAAAGTTCTTCGCGAGAGAGTATCCTCCGGGCTTCGAAGTCGGGTATAAGAAGTCTGGGTCGAGTTGCTGATTAGACCCGATTAGAGCCGAGTCACTTAGACATGGCTCCTTGTGTGAAAGGAATCGTTCATGGCTTATCGCGGCGCTGGCGCACCTCCCCCCAAGGGAGCTGGTTTTGGTGGTGGCTTCAAGAACAGCAAGCCTGTTTACCACCTCTCTGAGAAGGTCAAGGGCAAGGGCGGCGCACTTGAGCTTAAGCTCGTTCGCGGTCTCAAGATCAACATCGACGAGCGCGATCGCCCAGTTGTGACGCTCGACCCAATCGTGGATCTCAAGGACGCCTACACGACGAACCTGCACGTCTTCAACCTTCGCGGTACGAAGGACAACATGGTCGTCTGCCCGAAGACCGAAGCCGATCCCCGGCCCTGTCCGATCTGCAGCGTCCTTAACAAGGCTCCGTCGTGGTTCGCGTGCATCACCTGCATCGATCGCTCGAAGTGGTCGCCGCCCGATGGCAAGAACAAGGACATCGTCTACACCGACAATCGTCGGCTTGCGCTGATCACGCAGACCGGTGCTCCGAAGATGTCCATCAACGCTGAGAAGGCCAAGGGTTGGCGCGGCACCAAGTGGGACATCAGCCGGTCGAAGCCTGGTGAGGAGATGGGTCGCGACGGCAAGATGCGGCTCTCCTTCAAGGACTCGCCCAGGATCGGCGACCTGTGGTTCTTCACTGGGAAGCTGTCTGAGGAGGAGATGAAGAAGGAGTTCGAGAAGCCCGCCGCCGCTTACGGGCTGGCGCTCGAAGCCTTCGTCCAGCCCTTCGACTACGACTTCCTCCTCAAGCCAAAGGACCACAAGCAGCTCCAGGCGATCGCCAACGACATCAAGGACGATCCGACGGCGCTCAAGGACAACGCCAGCGGCGGCGCTTCGGCCGCTGGAGACGAAGACGCGAGTCCGTCCGCGAGTCCGTCCGCCAGCCCGTCCTCTGGTGCGCCGGCTAGCGCTGAGGCCGAAATCAAGTACTAGTTTTCCACTACAGATCAGCCTCTACAGAACGCTGCGCCCACATAGGGCGCAGCGTTCTCGTTTCTAGACTAGACGCTTTGCCCTATAACTACTCCGCGATCCGGGTATAACCAGCGCGGAAGCCTCGACCTACAATCATAGACGCACGTCACCAGGGAGGACAACCGTGGCTAATGGTGCGCCTAAGCGCGCTGCGAAAAAGGTCAGCCCGCTCGTGGACAATCCCGATGAAGCGGCGTGGAACCCTAGTGACAGCGGAGACGTCTCTGTTCCATTCTTGATTGAGGCCGCGACCAGGGAGGGTATCTACGCCTACGATCTAGAAACAACCGGGCTAAATCCGCGTAAGCACCGCATTGAAGGCGTCGCTATCTATATCCCTAACGACAAAGCGCCGGATAGGAAGCCGGTGAGGGCCTGGTTCCCTTTCGTCGACGGGACTATGGATCATGCCACTGGCGGTGAGATCACTTCTGTACGTCCGGCGATGAACCAACGCCGGACGATGGATCAGCTGCGGGAGTTGTGGTCGATCCCTGGCATCATTGCCATTCGCCACAACGGCGGATTCGACGATGGCTTCCTCTTCGCGGCCAGCGGTTGTGAGTCGCCCATCGTCGTCAAGAATCTGATCGCGGACAGCATGCTCGCGGACTATATCTCAGACGAAAGACGTAAGAGATACGGCCTTAAGATCCGCGTAGAGCAGGTTTTCGGTCATAAGATGACGACCTACGATGAGGCCGCCGGTAAGCAGGGCGTCTTTGCGTTCGCACTCAAGAAGCCCCTTGGCGCTTACGCAATGGACGATACTACGTGGTCCTTCCGCCTCTGGAAATGGGCGATGGATTCCATGCGCAAGCAAGCACCTCCCGTAGAGCATAAGGGCGACCAGTGGAAGTCTCCCTATTTCGACGACGGTCTGCCAGGCGTCTTCAGTGACCTGGAGAAAATCTTCTGGAACATCGAGATGAAGGTCCAGCGCGTCCTCCTTGAGATGGAGCTGCAAGGCTGTCTAATCGACTGGGAGTGGCTTGTTGAGGTTCAACAGCGCATCGAGAAGGACAAGCTGCGCATCCTAGAGGAGATTCAGAAGCAAGCCGGCTGGGCTCCTAATCTGCGGTCGCCCAAGCAGGTCAGCGACTTCCTCTATGCCGCGAAAGAAGACGGCGGTCTCGGTCTGCCAACTAAAGACATCGAATATAACGATGAGAGTGAGTCCTACTCGACCGCTGATAAGGCCATCGCGCACTTCGGTAAGAAGGTTCCGGTAGTCAAGCTCTTACTTGACTACCGCTCGCTTGAGGTAATTGATAGGTCATTCTGTCAAAAATTGATAGGAATTGCACAGGACGAGGTCCGCGTCTTCGCACGGTTTAGACAGACAGGAACCGTGATTGGAAGACTTTGTGTTGCCGCTGGCACGCCGATTGAGGTTGTGCGCGATGTCAGTAAGCATCCGGCCGGAATTCCGATCCAAGATGTGAAGTCAGGCGATCTCGTCTACACCTACGACGATGCACTCAGGCTTACATTGCGTCGCGTCAAGAAGTCGTGGAAGACTGGTCACCGCAACGTTGTTCGTGTGCATTGGCGCAGTAAGGGAAACAAGCATCGCGGCTACGTCGATGTGACGCCTGACCACCCGATCAGATTGATTGATGGAACCTACGTTGAGGCTAACAAGCTCGTCGCCGGCGACAGGTGTTTGGCGCTTAGCAGGAGTGTGTTGTCCGAAGGATATGCACGCGTGTATCCGACTCATGCTGATGAGATCGGACGTGAACACCGCTGGGTTTATGAAACGATCAATGGGCCAGTTGGCCACAGGCATATTCACCACAAGGATGGAAACAAACTCAACAATCGACTCGACAACCTGGAGGCCCTAAAGCCGGGTGATCACGTTAGCGAGCACACCAAGGAGATGTGGGAGGACCCAAAAATTCGGGCCTCAATCACAGCTGCCACTACCGATCGCTGGGAGGATGAAGCCTACTGTGTCAAACACCACGAGCGCATGAAGCAGTTGTGGAAGGACGGCAAATTCGTGAAGCCGTCTGGCGAGGATCATCCGCAATACATCAGAATTGAGAAGGAATGGCTAGAGGCCGAGCTTTGGAAGCACGCCGGCCATCCTACACTCGTTGCTAGGGCGCACACGATCAACTTTGATCGCCTGAAGCGCTTCATTAGAGATTACGGCATCGACGCCAAGACGATCCAATTGCTTCATCGGTCTGACGGTAAACTGATCACCCGTGAAGACGTCGCCCGCGCTATGGAGATGAAGAACCAGCGCGAAGCGCTTAGTTTTTTGAAAGTGAACTACTATAAGTTCAATGCCCTCCAGAGACACTTCGGTCTCAAACCCGTCTTCAACCACGTTATCGAGCGTGTTGAGGCGCTGCCTGATCCGATCGATGTTTATGACCTAGAGATCGAAGGAACCCACAACTTCATCGCCGGTGAGATCTGCGTTCACAATTCAAGTGCGGATCCTGTGAATTTAATGAATCAACCGAGAGAGAAGAATCTCATCCGCAAGGCGTTCTGTTCTCGGCTTGAAAACGAGCAGGATCCTGAGCGCCAGGACATGGTGTTCATTGATGCTGACTACGGGCAGGTCGAGCTTCGCATGGCCGCACACCTCGCTCGTGAGAAGAACATGATCGAGGTCTACACGACCGGATCCATCTGCACCAAGGGCGCGCTCGGCATCCCATGTGACCGATTCGCGCAGTGGCACGAGTGTAAGGACTCACTCGAGAAGAAGTGCAAGTGGGATGGCCCGATCCTTCCGGGTCGGCCGAAGGTGTGCCCCAAGTGCACTGGCGAACTTGAGTGGCAGCAACGATGCCGGCACGTCGATCTTCATCAGCGCACAGCTGAGGATGTCGGAGTCAAGCGTAACCCTCTTGCCAAGTGCCTGGACGGGCGGACGCTGGTTCGCACGGTCACTGGTGTGAGGTCGCTCGCGTCGTTGATCCCTCTAACTGGCATCCCCGGCAGCCACGAGCCGACCGCCGTTATGCTTGCCGACGGTCGCGGCGGTTACGTCACGTCTTCTTCGGCGATCTTCCGGCACAACCGGCCGACGAAGATCGTCGTCACCAAGCGCGCTGTCGTGATCGCCACCGAGGACCACCGCTTCCAGGTTCTCGGCGACTTCGGATCGCTAGACCCGGCCACACCCGGTTACGAGCACGTCATCGGTCGGTCCCTTGTCGAGGCGAAGAACCTTGAGAAGGGCATGAAACTGCCCGTCGCCGAGATGGGCGAGGAGGGGCGAAATCAGGACCACGCCTGGCACGCGCGTTCGACTCCGCAGAGTGTCCGGCTTAACCCGTTCACGAAGGAGATCGGCGACGGTCCGGCAGGAATAGTCCTGAACGAGGACTGGGCCTACTTCGCCGGCATGTTTCACGGTGATGGCTGCGCGTCGGGCAACGCCTGTGTCATCACGCACGGGCACACGGACGAATACGAGCCGTGGCGGAAGATCGTGCGCGAAGCCTGCGACAAGCTCGGGCTTCCTACGACCGTCACCTTAGACAAGCGGAACACCAGGATCGGCTCACGGATCGTGCGGCGATACTTCGCCGCGCTCGGGCTCTGCGAAGAGGTCGGCAAGAGCGGCACCAAGATCATGGGCGTGCCGTGGTGGGTCTTGGACGGCGGTCCCAGACTCATCTGGACCTACCTCGCCGGGCTGTTCGACACGGACGGCACCATCGGCAAGAAGACCTCCGGCACGGCCAGCGTGACCATGAAGTCGCCGGAATACGCCGGGCAGATCGCCTTCTTGCTTCGCGAACTCGGAATGCCGGTGCTCGTCCAGGCCGGGTTCAACAAGACCTATGAGCGGTGGTACTACACGATCCACGTCCTCGGCGAGGGCCTGAAGCGGTTCCAGCGGTACTGCCCGATGCGGCACCCGGACAAGCAGGTCCGGCTCACCGAGCGCAACGAGACGATCAAGCGTCGGTGCGCGCCGTCAGACGACGAGGTGATGCTGGTTCTCGACGGCGGCGAGCGCACGGTCTACGACTTTCAGGTCGAGAACTCCGACCACCTCTACCTCCAGGGCGGGCTTCTTGGACACAACAACCTGAATTTCGGGCTTTTGTACAGGATGGGCGCTCCTAAGTTCGTCACCTATGCGGACTTGTACGACGACGACGGTCTTCCGAGGACTGAGTACGCTGAAGGTCTGGTTGAGAAGTGGCATGAGGCCTATCCTGGCATCGATGAGTGGCACAAGCGAGTTATCGAGGAGCTGAAGAGGAACAACTTCATCGCCTATACGCTGACCAAGCGTCGTCGTCGACTCGACATCGAGTGGAGTAAGCCGGAAACTCAGTTCCGCGCTGGCACTCAAGCCATCCAGTTCAAGGTCTCGGGCTGCGTGGTTCCGACAACGCCGATCCTGACAAACGCCGGTTACGTCGAGATCAAGAAACTTGTTGAGAGTAAGACACCAATCTTCGATGGAGTCGGATTTACGAGTAACTACGATGTCTTCGATACTGGATCGAAGGATGTGTTCAAAGTAACACTTGCCAATGGACGAAGTCTCACCTGCTCCGCCGATCACCGATTCGCCACGATGTCCGGTCTCGTTATGGAGTGGTCTAAGTTGTCTGAGTTGACCATTGGCGACACAGTAGGCACTCGTGACCTTCTGGCGCCTTGCGGTGAGACGGACCATGGGGCATCGGTGGATGACGCCTATCTTATTGGCGCCATTATTGGAGATGGTTACTACGGCTCGTCTCAAGGATTTACTCTAGCTGCGTCTGCGAAGGAACCTGGTTGGCCTGAATCACTCGAGGCGTCTGTGATCGCGTCCCAGGGCGATCAGGTTAGCAAGCGGATGCGCTGGGGCATCAGAAAAACCAACCGTGGTGGATTGGTAAAGGATCTTGTCGTTAACAGCAGTCAGATCAGATCGAACTTGATGATTCTTGGTCTAGACTGTGTGTCCAAGCAGAAGAAGCGGATTCCAGAATGGGTTTTCACCGCTACACCAGAGATACGCGGCGCTGTTCTTGCTGGTCTTTTTGATACAGACGGATCCGTCCTCAGCTACAAGCAGAAGACATACACAGCGCTAACGATCCAGTATTCGTCCAGAGTCAAGGAGCTTGTAGAGGGCGCGTGGAGGCTCGCGAGTTCTTTAGGCATCGAGTGCGGCCTACGCGAGCTTGATGTAGTAACTTCTGCCAAAGTAGGCGGTCAAACAAAGCAGTATCGGTTGGACGTCGTGTATCGTGGTTTTAGGGCGTTTGATCGTTGGGTCCGGTTACGTCATCCAAGGAAGGCGGCCACTCTAGCTGGCGCGCTTCAGTTGATCGCGAAGCGGCCTCCCAGGCGTGAACTGCCTTCTACGTATGTGAAGGCTGTGGCCGATATTGCCGACAAGGCTCCGGCCCTAGCCTCAAGGCAAGGGAGCTTGTCGTTGTTTGATGATGGGAGGCTTCGTCGCAGAGTTCAGACCTATATTGGTCACGCCAGGACCGGTAACGCCGGTGAGGGTATGATCGGAACCATCCTTGACTACATTGGTGAGAGTGGGCCAAAGGAGGTCTTGACCTACGGCTGGTCTAAGGTCGCCGCGATCGAACCCATCGGTAAATCGCCAACCTATGACATCGAAATCCATGGCGACAACCATGCCTATGTGGCCAATGGGTTGTTTACTCACAACAGTTGCCAGGATCTCATCAAAATCGCGATGGCCAAGATTTTTGATGCTAGGAACGGCAGGATCGCAAACTCTCCGCCGGCTGAATCTAAATTGTGGGACCGGTTTAGGTTTATGATCCAGGTGCACGATGAACTGGTGATGGAGGGGCCGCGTGCTATCCAGAACGAGTGCATGGAGATGGTCAAGACGAACATGGAGAGCGTCGCGCCGAACCTCTTGGTCCCTCTCGTCGCGAGCGTGCGCGTCGGGAGGAATTGGGATGAAACCCATTAGTTCATAAAGCTATCCATTGACTATTGTTGGGCGAGAATGTAGACTTCCCTCATTGGAGGGATAAGCAGATGCCCAGAGACCCTAGTCGGTGGAGCACAGCACCAGGTGCGAGCAGTCTCAATGCAAGCCGAGAGGAGATCATCGCGCTCTTCCGGGAGGGCACGTCGACCGCTGAGATCAGCCGGCGCTATGGCACGGGGGACACCAACGTCCAGCGCTGGCTCAAGGCGCAGGGCGAGTACGATCGGGTCGTGAAGTGTGCGCTTGAGGAGTGCGCTGTTGAGTTCCCGTTCAGGGTGGGCAAGTTCTACTGCTGTCGGCTTCACACCAAGCGCGCAGACGCGCGGAATCAGAGCATCAAGCCGGAGAATAGGCTCAAGATCCAGGCGCGCAATCGGCTGAACTCCGCCCTGCGATCTGGGATTGTGGAGCGGCCAAGTGTATGTCAGCGCTGCGGCGAGACACCACAACAGGGTAAGGATAGCCGGACGCTGCTTCACGCTGATCACTACATGGGCTACGAACCAGATCATCGGCTGACGATTCAGTGGATCTGTCATGACTGCGATCGAGATATCGAGATGCTGCGCAAGGGTCGCGATGACAACCGGATTCAGGCCGACGAGCGGATCGGAAAGTGGACGGTGCTCGCAGTTGACGCCGAATCGCGGCGGTCGGTTGCGAAGCTCAGGTGCCGGTGCGTATGCGGCCACGAGAGCCGCGTGATGGAGCGCGACCTCGTAGCCAGGAGGTCGCTTGGGTGCGTGAAGTGCCGGCAGGAAGCGTCGCGCGGCGATGTAGCCGTGGATGAGACTCACTGAAGTCTTTATAGTGCAGGAGGTTACGTGATCTTCCGTTTTGGCGATCAAGTAATTTACCCCGACGACCGATACGCTGAGGGCCGTCGTGGGTGGGTCTGTAAACCGCCGCATGGCAAGCCGGCGCCGCCTCACTACGAGGGCGGCGCCTTTGTGCTGGGGAAGGACCACAACTCACCAATGTGGTTTGATGGTCAGCACCTCAGGGTAGTCACCGTGCTTGATCGGCTTGCCGAAGAGACCTAGCGCGATGCGTCATCGGGTGCGACTGCACAAGGATTTACTACGCAGAAGCCGTCAGCATCGGGTAGAACGAACTATCTACATAGTCCAAAAGAAATAGGAGGCGAATCGTGGGTGTGAAGACCGTTACAAAGCGCGACCTAGTTGACATGGTCGCAGTCAAGACTCCGGGCACGAACAAGACGGAGGTCTTGGCAGTCGTTCAGACGTTCCTCGATGTCATCACGACATCGCTGGGGAACGGCGAACGGATCGAGCTTCGCGACTTCGGTGTGTTCACGCCGCGAGACCGCGCGGCCCGCAAGGCTCGCAATCCGAAGACCGGCGCCGTTGTCGATGTCCCGGCCAGCAGGACTGTCGCGTTCAAGCTCGGCAAGGAATTCAAGACGCGCCTGAACACGAAGGCGGCCGTCAAGGCTCCGTCCGCAGCGAAGTAAGGTGGGCGTCGCACGCGGTGTGATCGGTCAGTGCGATACAGTGAGCGGCAGCCGCGTCTACCCCAAATCTGTAATGATTTCCGCGATGTCCAAGCTCCGTCAGGATCTTGGACATCGCGATTTCGTTATTGGCGACTTTGTCTGGGTCACTGACCCAAAAATGCGGCCATTCCTACGTGGCTTTATCGTGGCCATCGACGACTATCAAGAGCGGTGCACCATCGTGCTCGATGGTGCACCGAAGGTCTTCTCCCAGATACGCGGCGGTCGCTGGCGGGTTAGCTGCTCAAAACTCGTCGCGCCAAGCCTACTGGATCGGTTAGCCTTTGAGGGTGCGGCCGGCCCTACCCCTAAGCATCGACCGTGGCCTTCCGCTCACAAGATCAAGATGGCAACATCTTGATCGCAAGTGAGGCTATGGCTAACCGCCCTAAATCACAAATAACATCAGTATGCACAGCGCCCGATTGCGGCCGCAAAATCTACGCTACAGGACACTGCAAGAGGCATTACATGCAAATACTACGGCACGGTCAGCTGACGCCGCAGCGCGAGCACAGAGGTCCAACGCCATGTTCAGCGCCAGCATGCAAGCTCGCGACCGCGATCCACGGTTACTGCCGTAAACACGCTCGACAGATACGACTCTATGGTCAGTTGACGCCAGACCGCGAGTATCTACTAGGCCAGAAGAACTGTGCAGATCCAGGTTGCACGGCTCAGGTCCGCGCGAAGGCTCTATGCGCGCGACACTACAACAAAGGCTGGCGAAAGGCTAACGATGCAGGAGCCAACCAGCCGCAATAAATGATGCAAAGGCCGAGACCCACATCACGATCTTGAGGAGACTGAATCGCGCCGATTGGTGCACGAGCGTTAGTTCAGGCTTAGCGAATGTCGTAAGCCGACCGCTGTCGTCTCTCACCAGCCAGGCGTCCAGCCGAAGCACCTCGTCGGCCTTGGTGCGCTCGCGGGTGTAGGTGCCGTCCGGTGTGTCGATCTCAAGTTTTGAAGCGCGGACGTTGATAGTTGTTCCGGCGATGATTGTGAGCGGCCCTCTTCCAGTCGCCTTTGACCAGACGATGTCACCGATCTTGGGCTCACGGATAGGCTCGACCTTGGTGGGCGCATCGACCGGTTCAAGCGCCGGAATCGGTGTCGTGTCCTCCTCAGTCTCATCGAACTCCGTGACCATATCGTCAAACACCACTGTCCTACCTCCTCTTGTAGTAAGGGCAACACTGGCTCCGCCGTTGGTAGCCGCTGTTTCAGAGCACACCGTCGGCGGAGAGACCAACGAGACCGACAGTCGCACCTCGCAGGCGGCCGCCGCGTTAGTTGACGCCGCTACTGGAACAGTAGGAGCGGTCGGCGGCGCTGTGGGCGACGCGGCGTTTACCGTATAGGTAGTGCTAGGCAGTGGAACGCGACCGCTGATAATCGGTTTCTTGATGATCTCATCGCCAGAGGCTGTGAATACTTGCTCACAACCGCAGTAGCAGACGTAGGCGTAAATGGCGGTCGGCTGCAGCGCGCTCACGCTAACCGTCTTCGGACCGGCATCGGTCAGGTAGGTGAAAGTCGGATTAAACGCATTCTGGCCCATATCTGTGTATACCCACCATTCAGCGTTGTTGCCCGTCGAAGAGGTGAAACTACTATGGATGTTGGGCTGATGGCTGTTACGATAGTCCATGGTTCACCAACCAGTGTGAGGACAGAATGGCTCGTGTAGTGTCAGTCGACAAGTCCTTCCGTAAAGACGGCGAGAAGTATTTCGTCACGATGCAGAACGACGATGGGTCGAAGCAACAGATCGAGGTCGGCGAAAGTGAGGCTAAACGCTTCCAGCAAGCGCTCAAAGAGAGCAAGCCAGGCGGACCGCGCCTGCTAACCGAAACACTTCCCTAGGAGCGTTAGCACCGATGACTAAGCGCCAGCCCCCGAAGCCAGAGCCCTCTGAGCCTGACGAGGACAAGACTTCGGATGGGCCAGCTCCATGGAACGTTGAGGTTGAATTTATCGACCTAAGTCGAAAGAGCGTGATGCATTCTATCTATGGAGCCAGCCTTGACGCCGAACGCGTCTATCTTCTGCTGGAAGATGGGAAGCATATTGTTTACCCTCACGACATCGTGCGCAAGGTCTTAATGATGCACTCATCTAAATACGATGGTTACGTCGAGTCCAAGCCGCCGAACGGCGAGGAAGTGTCCGAGTGAAGCGTGTGTTGGCCGCGTTTCGTCTGCTGACGCCCAAGCAGCATAAGCTCGGCCCGCTCCGCATCTCCGCAGATTACGATGTTCCGGCCGAGGGCATCGGCGACTTTCTCGACGCCAGTTACATCGCCGTCGAGAAGCTCCGCGCCTTCGGTTTCCGCGACAAAGACTTTGGCGGAGCGATTAAAGTCGTCCATCGTGAACCCGGAGAACGCGCCAATGGTCGCTATACGCCAGAGAGCGACGAGTCAAAAATCTTCTACCCTCAGGTAAGAGGGGCACCCGATTGGTTGTGGACTATTGTCCACGAGCTTGCGCATCGCATCTGGTACAAGCTCCTCTCTAAGGACGCCAAAGAGGTTTGGACCGTCATCGCAAACAGCATGGGGAAACCGATCCCGCCCAGTGCTGCCGATGCGATTACACGGCTGGTCGCTAAGCACCCGGACCGACAGAACTTATGGTTCTTCTTCAAGAAGCACTTTGGACCAGACCTTGAGGCGTTCAAGGCTTGGCTCCAGACCAAGCGTGTGTCTAATGAGTTTCCGACCGACTACTCGAACGCCGATCCGGCTGAGTCCTTCGCTGAAGTCATGGCCGATACGATCCTAGGTCGCGGCCGGATCGGACTCAGGATGCAGCGATCCGGTTCGACTATGAAGAAGGTTCTCCTGAGTCTAGTCGCGCCGTTCAGGAATCGTGAGATCTCTGAGGACTCGTTGTTGGAGCAGGGTGACGAGAACTTCCTGCAGTCCCAGATCGACCTACCGAGTGTGGCTGGGCCGCTCAGTAAATGGGTCGCCGATAATCTCGCTGAATCGATGATCGAGCGAGTCGAACGGCGGCCGCACGTCACCTTGGTCTACGGTCTAGATCGACAGGACCAACAGCTCATAGCCGAAGCCGGCGCCGATTACGGGCGGCCTATCAGGGTCTCGCTAGGAGCCATGAACTTCTTCGACGCACCCGATCACGACGTGCTTTACATCGAGATCGTGAGCGAGGGCCTGCTAGGGCTCCGGCGCGCGCTTTTGAAGTTGCCGCATACCCGTAGTCAAACACACGACGACTATATCCCTCACATGACAGTCGCCTACCTGAAGAAGGGTAAGGCTGCGCGCTTTAAGGGCACAACGCCGTTGCGCGCTGTGGCGTCCCGAGACGGGTTCTCTGTGATCGACGCTATCGGAACAGAGATCTTCATTCCGACCGTTGTTGAGCAAGCGGCGGCTAGCCCGATCCTACTTGCCGATCGATAATAGGCTGAGGTGTGTATGGGTCTTCGCGGCGACATGAAGATCGAGACGGCTTCTGGTCCGATCTCCGTTTCCGAACTTGCCAGACGCTGCGAGTCGAGCCAAGGCCTCTCCGTTCCGGTCTTCGTTTGGACCGGAACGCGATTCTATGTAGCCAAGGCTTCAGACTTCAGAACGATGGGACAAGAACAGCTCTTTATAGTCGAACTAGATAGCGGCGACAGGCTGTATGTGTCAGCCAGTTCAAGCTTTGTGATGCTTAACCGCACCACGAAGTTGCCTCCCGAACTCGTTGACGGCGATAGCCTTCTACCACTCTACACCAGTGAAGACGCGCACGGTTACCCGACCTATAAAGAGCCAGGGACAACGCAACCTAATAAGTTCTCAAGACTTGTGGCTGAGTGGAAGACGGGGCAGAAACTACCCTCCGGTACGTTCGTCGAGCACATCGACAACAACCGAAAGAACTACCACCCTGATAACCTGCAGATTACACAGAACATCGCCAAGGCGTCTAAGTCTAGATCTTATGGCATCATACGGGCTGTCGAGGCTGCTCAAGAGCTGTTCGACGAATACGACCAGCTGGGCTCTAACTCAGCGAGTATCATCCTTAAGCCCAATCACCGAGTGCTCTCAGTGGAGGTGGGCCACCTGGAGGACGTTTTCACGGCAACAATAGATACGGCAGATACGGTTGCTGTTTCTGGCGTTTTCCTTAAGATATGAAGTTGGTAGACTATAGGTTTAGATTACCGAAGTCGGACTGAGGTTAACCGTGGGTCTAAGAGACGACGCTATTACGTTCCTACGCCAAGTGTTCGGCCGCGAACGCGCCGAACGCGAGAGGGCGGAGTCTCCCTCAGCCGAAGCTGAACGAAACCTACCGTCTTCGATTTTCAGTGTTTGGGGACGTGAAGACGTCGGCGGTCTACTCACCGTCTCTCAGAACTTGATGGATAAGTTCGCCGACTGCGAACAGATGGATGAGTACCCAGACATTAACTGTTTAGCGGGCGATACGAAGGTCTATATCGCTGAAGGCTCAGTGATTAAACCGGCCGCGATTCATGATCTGGCCGCTGAGGGCGGCGGCTACCAGATCCTTGCTTACGACCTGGAGACCTCCAAGCTCGTCCTCGTGCAAGGCGAAAACCCCAGACTCACGGCCAATAACATCCCGGTCATTGCTATCAAGCTGAGCAACGGCGAGACGATTAAGTGCACGAAGGACCACAAGTTCCTCAAGCATGGCACTGGCTACGTGAACGCCGAACTGCTTAAGAAGGACGACAAGATCGTCTCTTCGTGGGCCGGTTTCAGCACGTCTCAACTCAGCATCTTCTCCTACCCGGCGGCCCACTACGTCACCGTGGTGGAGAACCCGTCTGAGGCAGGAGTGACTGACGTTTACGATGTCACGACGAAGACGCACAACTTCGTCGCTAACGGCGTTGTGGTTCATAATAGCGCCAACCACTACTTCACGAACGACGCGACGCAGCCTGACATTGACACTGGTCGAACTGTCTGGGTCCACTCGAATGACCACGCGCTAAAGGAGCTTGCGGAAACACTGCTCCATAAGCGGCTCAAGATCGAGGACGAGATCTGGAGCATCGTCTACACGACCGTCAAATACGGAAACGACTACGAGGAAGTCCTAGTCACCGAGAACGGCGTAATCGGCCTCAACGCGCTCCCCGTTCCGACGATGCGCCGTGTCGAGCAGGCTAACGGCTCTCTGATCGGCTACGTCCAAGACATCACAGGTAAGTTCACTCAAGACGCGGCCGACCTTCGCGGCATGCTTGCTGGGCAGACAAAGATCCCGGATCACGTTGCGCTCTTCGAGGAGTGGCAAGTCCTTCACACGCGGCTCCGTGGTACGACTCGTCGGTCTCCTTACGGTGTGAGTATTAGTGACGGCGCTCGCTGGATCTGGAAGCGTCTTGTTCTTCTCGAAGATGCAATGCTCATCTATAAGCTCTGCCTGCGCGGAGACTCGCAGATCTGGACACCTGGTGGTCGCAAGGCCATCAAGGACCTCAATGAGGGCGACGAGGTTTACTCATACACCACAGAAGACAAACTCAAGAAGACAAAGGTCGTCTACAAGAAGCACAACGGTCAGGACCAAATTTATCGTGTCCATAGCGACCATCGTGAGATCTTTGCCAACAAGACGCACCCCGTTTTGGTGGAGCGAATTGTCGGGCATGGTAGTGGTAAACCACGCGCCCGTATTGTTGAGTATGTTGAGGTCCAGAACCTGATTCCAGGCGTTCACAGCTTTATGACACCGAAGAAGAACACCAACGACTGGGAAGAGATTCGACTCAAGAGACCAGAGCTTCATACTAAGGCAACGCTCACACCACGACCTGAACTTCAGGAAATGGTTACAGCATACGCTGTCTCTAAGAAAATAAATCATGGTGGGAGCGGCTACCGCCGTATCAAGGAATTCCTGGGCGGCCATCGCGAGATCAAGACAGAGACTGTAATGGCGATGCTGAAGGGTTCCGGTTACACAGCTGAAGACTTGACGGTGAAAGAGCACTGGTCTGGAGCGCATGGTGACGTTGTAAGAGATGTCACCATTCCTGAATTCGTGGATGAGGACTTTGCCCAGTGGTTCGGCTTCATGCTCGGCGATGGTTATATCACCACAAGGCATCAGACTGATGGGTTCGTTACCACTAACGAGGTTGGGTTCTCGTTGGGTGACGATACGACCACCAACGAGAAGTATAAGAAGCTATTTGAGAAGTATGTTCCACACGTCAAGTTGGTTGGCGATTCAGGTGGCAGGCTTGGTGCATATAGCTTCATATCTTGTAAGTTTGCCGAGTTCATGTTGATGAATGGGTTCATTCAAGGCGCGCACAACAAACGCCTACCTGAGTGGATCTACAGGGCTAAGCCATCCATCAAGCTGGCCCTTATTCGTGGACTCGCTGATGCTGACGCCCACATCAAACCCCGTAAGAACGGACGGAAGATCAGATACGAATGCGCTCGTTTCGAGATGTGCAATAGAGCGCTTCTCGAAGACGTCCGTGAGTTGGCTATGCAACTCGGATTGGTGACTACGTTTGTCAGGTCGCGTGTCCGCAAGGGTGGACGGACTATCGAGGGTCACAAGAAGCCTCTTCCGACAACGACGGCTTATCAGCTCGACATATCATTTAAGTCTCAACCCATCTCTGAGCGGATCCGGGGCGTAACCACAATCAACAATGATGATATCTGGGACATTGGCGTTGAGGCTGATGAGCACAACTTCATTGCCAATGGCGTGTGTCTGCATAACACAAGAGCCCCTGCAAGGTTTGCATTTTATATCGACGTTACCGATATTCCTGGCGATAAGGTTGAATCCTTCCTAAGAAAAGCAAAGCAAGACCTGCGTAAACAGAAGATGGTAAACCCGCGTTGCCTCACCGCTGAGACGCCAGTGACCTGCCTCGACGGCAAGGACCGCTCTATGCGAGAGCTGGCTGAGGAAGTGCCGAAGCTGGCCGCCGAGGGGAAGCACCACTACGTGTTCTCCTACGATGTTGAACGGAATCGAGTCGTTCCAGGCAAGATCGTGGGTGCGGCGCTCTCAGGTCAGAAGAAGCCTGTGTATCGCGTCCTACTCGACAACGGAGCCATCGTTCGCTGCACCGGCGATCATCCGTTCTTGCTCCGCAATGGAACCTACAAGCAGGCGCAGGATCTAGTGCGCGGTGAGTCTCTAATGCCGCTTTATCTCTCAAGAAATAGTGGGGACGCGCAGAGTTGGACGTTCAACGACCCTGGTCTCCATCAGACTATTACCACCGATCAGATGTTGATAAATCAGCACAGCGATAATAACCAAATACTGTCGATGATGGAGCAGAGGCTTCATCAGAGCCCCGACATGACCTATAAAGCGATGATCTCCTGGCTTAATTTGCAGAGTGATTTCAAAGCGCTGCATGGCTGGCTTGATAGAGAGGGGTTCTTCGCCATTCTCAACAGTCGTGGCCTCCCCAACTTTGAGGCTTTTCGTCAGCAAACCATCCGTCTTTCTCCTGTTGGTCAATCCAATCACAACGTTATTAGTGTCACTCCGGATGGTCTCGAAGACGTCTACGATCTCACTGTTGAGCGCTACCACAACTTTGCGCTCACTGCCGGCGTGTTCGTCCATAACACTCAGCGCCTTGATATGAGATTTAATCCAATGGACAACAGCGAAGACTTCTTCATCGCTGTTCGTGAGGGTCGTGAGCTGGCCCGCGTCGAGGTTCTGCAGGGTCCCGACTACCAGGCAACGGACGACGTCGACTACTTCGCCAGGAAGCTTCACGGCGTTCTGAAGGTGCCGCGCAGCTATCTTGGCCAGGACGACGCAGTCCCCGGGAAGTCGATTCTCTGTCTAACGGGAGATACCGAAGTTCCGCTACTCGATGGACGAACTAGAACTCTTGAAGAGTTAACTGCCGAATATCATGCGGGTGGTGAATTCTACGTCTATTCCATAGGCCCAGACGGAAGTATTATTCCTGGAAGAGCACACACACCTAGACTGACTCGGCCCAACGCCGAAACGTTTGAAGTCACACTTGATAACGGCGAAGTTGTGAAGGCTACACCTGACCATCCGTTTATGATGCGAGATGGTTCTTATCGTAGGCTTGATGATCTTAAAGTGGGCGACAGTCTTATGCCGCTTTATCGACATGATTCAAAGGCCTCGCGAGACGGTATAGACGGCTACGACATGGTTCTCGATCCAGTCGATGAATCATGGAAGTTTACGCACCGGCTTGCTGCTAAGCAGAAGTGGCCTGCGCGGGATCTCAAAAATGAAAGGCGTGTTGTTCACCACGTCGATTTCAACAAAAGGAATAACGATCCGAGAAACTTGTCAGATCCTCATATTGAAGAGCACCTTCAGATACACCGCGATCACTGCGACAAGACTCTACGTCGACCAGAAGTTATTGCTAAGGCTATTGAAGCGTCCAAGTGGTGGACAGGCAGTGAGGAAAACAAGGCACAGTGCCGTCAGAACCTAGAAACAGCGCGAGCGCCTGGTGGTGGCCAGGACGCATGGGTTAGGTCTGGTAGGCATCGAACTCTGAAGTCTCGGCAGATGACTGAGCAGTGGAGTGGCGATTCAAAGCTTCGGGCGCGGACAAAGACAGCTGAGTTCAGCCTCAGTTCTTCAGAGAAGATGAAAGAGTCGATCCGACTTGGAAAAATAAAGGTGCGAGGCTCTGACAATATCAGGTTCAGAACAGATGCAAGTTTTGCTCGGCTCGTAGATGTGGCTACGAGTTATCACTGCCAAACGATGAAAGACCTAATTAAGTGGACTGGTTATTCATCGGCCCTTATTTACCGATTGATTAAAGACGCTGGAACTTCTTATAAGGAGTTCGCCAATAACCATCTGGGCGGATTCAAGCCGGGACGGTGGGGCGGTAAGAATCACAAGATAGTAAGCATCAGACCGGCAGGGCGAGCAGATTGCTACGACTTTGTCGTTGACGACGTTCATAACTACGCGCTTAACGCTGGAGTCTTTGTCCACAATAGCAATGAGGACGTCAGGGCCGCGCGCGTAACAATGGGCGTTCAGCGCGAAGTGCGGAACAGCATCCGACGGCTCGTCCAGATCGACCTCGCAGCCCGTGGCATCGACCCGTTCAAGCATGACCTTCAAGTGATGATGACGGTCCCGTCTGGTATCTATGAACTTGCTCACATGGAGGTCAAGAACGCTCGCGCCGACTTTGCCGGCCGCATTCAGCCCTTCGTCTCCAAGCGCTATATCCAGAAAGTCGTTTTCAAGATGAGCGATGAGGAGATCGATATCCTGGAGAAGGAAATCAAGAAGGAGCAAGAGGAGCAGGCGGCTCAACAGCAGCAGCAGCAGCAGGGCGGCGCTCCGGGTGGCGCGGCGCCTGGCCCACTTCAGATGCCGGACACCTCTGGAGCTTTGACTGGAGCGCCGGGCGCGGCGGCCCCGCCTCCTGGTAGCCCAGACATCGGGCCGCCCCCTGGCACCGCTGGCCGGCCCAACACAGCCGGCGAGTGGAAGAACTTCGACAACGCGCGGCGCCTAGAAGAGAGGAAGGAGAAGCTCTCCGAGAAGCGCCATGACGAGATTATGGACACGTTGGTTAAGGTCGTGTCGACCGACCGCGCGTTCGCGTCGCGCCTCAACCAGACGAACGCCTTCCTGCAAGAGTTCCGGCACACGGCGTTCGCAAAGAACGGCAACGGGTCTGTTGTCGCGGCCCCGCGCGGTCGCGGGCACAAGAAGTAACTACGATGCAGCTCTCGATCAAGAGTAACCACGCAGCTGTTCAAAAGGCGATCGATGGGTTGCCTCAGAAGGTCGGCGAAGCTGCTGAGTCGGCTGGAGCTGTATTGGCCGCAGAATTGGCGGCCAAAATCAGGTCCATGATTCCCAAAGAGGGCGGCTGGTTCGACGTCTATAGGCACGCCGTCGATTTCATCGAGATCAGTCCGACCGAGTGGGGTATCGCGGGCATCGCACAGCTGTCGTTCGACCAAGTGGAAGCTGATAAGTCGCTACTTTGGTTCCAGGGCGGCGACGAGGGTGCTCAGATTCTGGGGCAATACAATCCGTGGGTGATCGATGCCCTTCCGTGCGTGGTCGGCGGTATCGCGTCAGACGTTCTAGTACGTCCAGCAAGTGAGTCAGAGGTCGACTTCCATCGAGAGAGGCTCCAGAGCGAGCACTCCTCGATAAGCGCGATCCTTACTCGCGTCGGTAAGAAGGTTAGCGCCAGCGGTCTACCGACGATCAACGGCAGCGTCATGGCTGACATCGACTTTCTAACTCGACGGCTGGAGTTCGGACTTGGGGGATTCCCGAGGACACCGATTTGGGCCACAGTAGCAGGACACGTTCAGTCGATGACGGATGGAGCGGCCGTCACAAAGGCATTCGATAATCAACTGAATGGCGACGGTCGGCCACCAGAAACAAAGCACAACTCGAAGACCGCTGCAGACATCAAACACGGCGCTCAGTAGTAGTTTTTCGCCAGCTATCCAAAGCTTACGCCTTGGATTTACCCGATGTCGAGCTTCGGGGCAGGCTGGCTACAGCCCACGGCCTTAAAGACCGTATACTTGTTCCTCACGTTGGTGGCCGCGTTCTTATCCACGGGCGCTTGAAACGCGCAGTGCGGACATGTGAACTGGCCGCGACGATGCGAGCCCTCGCTACCGCAACGTGAGCAGGGTAGATTGCCCGGTGGATCAACGTAAGCTACGGCGATCCCCGACGCGGCGGCCCGCGACTCGATCCTGTGTCGGATGTTTTCGTAGAACACCGGGCCGACAACAGTCGGCAGTTTTCGCCTTGACGGTGACTGGTGGCGGAAGTCCTCAAGTACGATTACCGCTCTCGGACCGACCCAGTCAACCAGGCACTTAGCCGCCGTGCTGCAGAACGTCTTCGTTTGAAGGTAGCGCTTCCGACCTAGCCGTTTGAGAAGCCGGCGAACCGAACGTGTTTCGCGGCCCTCTGCCTTTCGGGTCGAGAGGCGGTCCTCTAGTCTCCTCCTGGTCTTCTCCCCGGACTTCATCATCGCCCGGTGAGCGACACCTGTTACGCGCATTGATCGGCCATTCATGTCAATGGCCGCGATAGCATTCACATCGTTTAGGCTCACGCCGACGGGGAGCGCACCTACGCACTCAGGATCGGGTAGCGTGACCGAGAGTGTTGCGTGGAGTTTGCCACGGCTGATAGCCACGCACAGCGCATCGAACGACTCGGCCTGAGCCATCGCGGACTTGAACTGCTGCGGCACAGTGAACTTAAGTCGTTTACGGCCGCCGATCGTCCATACCGAAACTGTTCCGTCTTTATTGATGCTTGCGTCGCGCTTAGCCTTCCCGATTAAGAACATCGCCCTAGGCTTATTGAACCGGATCGGGTCCTTGATCTTGCTATCGTCGCGTTGACTATAGGCGGCCGCAACTGAGCGGATCGCGGTGCACGTCAACTGCGCCTTCAAGAGGCCACGAACTTTTGAGTAACTCTTGCGATGGAGGGCAATCGCGGACGAGGCATTAACTAATTTGGCAGCGATCTCTGAAACGGCCTGCTGGATGATTCTAAACGACTCGATGGTCGATCGAAGGTCAGAGTCATCCTCAAGCGTAAGAGTCACCACACGCTGCATCTCTGGATCATACGCACTAGAGACGACTGCGGTCAACGGTTAGTGCGCATCCCTTTGAGTCTGCTGGACTAATCGCAGTCTTACTATCGACTGATACGTATGATGCAAGTTAGTATGTGAGTAGCGATGGAGTCACCACCGAAGCATGGCGCTTGATTTTGGCTATAGAACTGGAAGCGTCGATCTCCTTGACTGGGACGACGCGATGATCCGTGGCTTCGGCGCACTCGAAGACGCGAGCAAGAACCAATTCTATCTGCCTCTCAACGGGATCTTCATCAAGGTCGAAGGCCGCGAGCAGCCGGTCGACCGCGCGTTGGTTGTCTACAAGCGTCCGGAGCCTACGCAGATCACGGCCGTCCTGCCAATGATCGCTGTCATCCGGGATTCGATCGTCCCTGCTGAAATCCGCCTCCTTTCTCCGGTCCAACAGTATCGCCTCCCCGCAGAGGGCGCGCATGCTGTCTCAGCTAATGGTGAGATCGGCTTCACGAATTACGAGACCAAGGACAAGGAGCAGCCTTACGATCTGTTTTATACGTTCGAGTGCTGGTCTCGCTACAGGACTGTTGCCCAGATGCTTCTTGCGATGGTTATGCGCGCCTTCCCGCACAGAGGCGCCGTGACGCTTACCGATAGCATCGGGAACCCGCGCACTTACGCGCTGTTTCAGCAGGGTGTCAACGATCTGACCGACGTAAGCTCCATGGTCGACCGGATCCCCGGCTACGCCCTCTCGATCAAGGCTGAGGCCGAACTTACCCTCGACAGGACGCCGTTTTCGGCTCCGGCCTTCACCGGCTCAAGGACCAAGACACCGCTGCCTGGCGTTTCTAGCGGCCCTGGTGGCTACCAACTTGTTCCAGGCCCTGGCGGGTATGGGCTAGTCCCCGCTGATGCCAACGGTATTCCTCTGGCCGGTGGCGGGGTCGCTGATCCCAACCCGGGACCTGGCGGGCTTTATGGTACTGGCCAGCCCATTATTCGCGAAGGCGTATACGGGAGCTAATCCATGAATGTACGTAGCAAGACATTTCAGGTAGTCGCTAAGAGCGCAGTGATGGTCGAGACTCCGGATGGAAATGCGGTTAGCTATCCGGCCGGTCACACCTTCGTTGGCAATCCGCTCAATCCACACATCGTTCGCCTCCTCCGGATCAACGCGATCCGTGAAATGTCGGCGCGCGAAATTCCGAACTTCAGCTGATAAGCTGCGAGGAGGCGACCTGTGCCCATAACTGAGTTCAAGTCAGCAGGCGTTTACGGCGTCGAGAAAGCTCCCGCGCGTGCGCCGGACCAGTTCTCGCCGGCTAAGGCCGGGTTTGTTGGATGGACCCAGAAGGGTCCGTCGAACTACCCCATTCAGGTTCGGTCGATCGAGGACTTCACGCGAGTCTTCGGTCCGACGAACAGCCGTGGCGTCATCCCGCAGCAGATTCGTGGGTTCTTCGGAACCGGCGGAGAGCGCGCGTGGGTGTCCCGTGTCGCGCCGTCCGACGCGGTCGCGGCCCAGGTGTCCATCGATGCTGTTCCCGGCCCGTCCAAGTGGACGTTCATTTCCAACGGTGAAGGTCTGTGGGGTAACGACCTCGCGATCCGCATCCGTGGCAACCGGAACTTCCTCAACTCGACCACTAACTCGTGGGATAAGTACGACCTCCTCATTCTCGCGCCGGCCGACTTCAATCCGGCCTTCCTGGACGCGGTCGAGACCTACGAGCAGGTCCAGTTCGACGACCCGTCGCAGGCGGACTATCTCATCAACGTAATCGCTGATCCGCGCAAGCCTAGCCTTCTGGTCAGGACGACCGTCGGCGTTGGTGGCGTGCCGTCAGCCATGCTTCCGACGACTGTGACGAATGAGTCTATCGGAACCGGTGGCGGAGCGCCTCTTGCATCACGGTTCGTAGCGACGCTCGCCAACGTGCCTGTGCTTGAGAACACGCTCACGATCAAGGCGGTGTCTGGAACGACGAAGTTCCTGCCGACCGCGCCGCTTACTGGCGCGATCAACAGCGTGAACACAGCCTTCACGCTCGCGCTCACCAATATCTCAGTGGTTGAGGGTTCGGCCAGACTCTTCTATCAGAAGCTGCTGGTCACGAACGAGGTTCTGCCGGCCAGCTCCGGTCTGATCAACGGTGCCAATAGGGACTTCCTCTTCAGCGCCGGTGTGGTCAACAATCCGCTCCACCGCGACATCGTGTCGTTCAAGCTGAAGTACGCCTTCACGGCCGTCTCAACCCCCGCGCTTGCGGTGATCGGCGCCCTACCAGTCACTTACGCGCTCTCGACGACGCCGCTCACAGGCCCTGTCCATCCTGGCACCGTGACGATCTCTGTGAACATCAACGGCGTTGGGCTCGCGACGATCACCGACGACGGTGCCGGTGTCCTGTCTGGAACGCAAGGCGCGCTCCCTCTCGGTGGCACGATCAACTACGTCACCGGTGCGATGACTGGCACGACAGCGGCGCTCGTGGCGCTCTCTAACGTGGCCGCGAACTACTACCAGTCGAACATCATCACCAAGAGCGCCGTTCAGACTCTGGAGCTGAGCGCTGTTGTTGGTGCTATCGTTGCCGGTACGACTACTTTCACGCAAGGCCTCGTTACTGGTCTGGTTCTGTCCTTCGCGTCGGGCGTAGCTCGTGTGAAGATTACGGCCGGCGCGGCATTCGTTGGTGGCGCGCTCACGACCAGCACGCCCGGCACCGCGTTCGTCGATCTCGCCTATTTCAACGATCTTGAGATCGGCATCCCTCTCACCGGCTCGGTTGACCCTCTCGGCGTCAACACGGTCGACCTCGTCAACAGCCAGACTGCTAACGTACCTACTTCCGGGCCTATCGATGTTAAGACGCTCTTGGCACCTGCAGCTGGAACCTTCTTCTACATCGACTACGTCGTGCTCGGGAATGTCTACTCGAACACAACGGGCGGTTTGCTTGGAGACGCGTCCACGGCGTCGACGATCAACACCGATACTGGACTCGTAACGCTTGTGGCGACCGCTGCTCCGCTCACCGGCTCGACGATCGATGTCTACTACCAGACCGGCCAATACGCTTATGACAACGGACTTGGCGCGATCGTTGGCGACGTAAATGCGGCCGGCGTCAACACGATCGACTACAACGTGGGTTCGCTTGACTTTACGTGGGTGGTCGCGCCTCCGGCGGCCACTCCGATCACAGCGTCCTATGTGAAGCTCGCTCAGGCCATTCAGTTCCAGCTGGCCGGTGGCCTGGACGGATCTGTTATCACCAGGAACGACATCTCGAATCCGACCATTGAGGCGAACCTGAAGGGCATCTACGCCCTCGATTTGGTGGAGGAGCCTCTCAACGTCGTCGTCCCGGACTTTGAGGGTAGCTCGTTCGTCCAGGCTGATGTCGTAGATTTTTGTGATGCACGGCAGGACAGGTTCGCGGTCTTTTCAATGGCCAATGGTACGACGGTCGGTGAGGCGATTCAGTACGTGTTGGTCACGCAGGCCTTCGACTCGAAGAACTGCGCGATCTACTACCCGAACGTCTACTTCGTCAATGACGCGACGAACATCGTCGAGCTGCTTCCGGCGTCGGGTTTCGTGGCCGGTGTCTACGCCAAGACGGCTCGAAACAAGAATATCGGCAAGTCGCCGGCCGGTATCGTGGACGGTGCTCTCGACGCGGATGGAGTTGTCGGTCCGGAGATCAAGCTCAGCCGCGCGGACCAGGACAACCTCTACCAGGCCCGTATCAACCCGCTTCCGACGTCGGCCGCGACCGGCTACATCGTCAACGGCGCCAGGTCGCTGGCGAAGGAAGTCCGGTGGCGCTACCTGAACGCGCGCCTCCTCAACAACTTCCTGATGTACACGACGAAGCAGCAGCTCCAGTGGACGGTCTTCGAGAACAACGGACCGGCTCTGTGGCAGAAGATCGAAGCGGCGCTCAAGGGCTACTACAGCTCGCTGTTCCGCCTCGGCTACTTCGGCGGGTCGACGCAGGAGACGTCCTACTTCATCAAGTGCAACGCGAACAACAACAGCCAGGCGTCGATCGACCAGGGCAAGGTCATTATCGACATCGGTTTCACTCCGGGCAAACCCGCAGAGTTCGTTATATTCACCTTGACGCAACCAGCTGGAACAGCAACAGCTTAGGGCGAATAAGTAGGGTCCAAGTTAGGTCTCAAACAGAGACTTTAACTTGCAGTCAGCCTCCCAGTAGGGTATAACCTACTGGGAGGTTCTGTTTATGGGCAAGATGACTGATGAACAGCGGCAGACCGCATTCGCGGCTTATGCTGCTGGAGAGACTGTCGCGGCGCTCGCAAGACAATACGGTGTAACTGAACAGTCTTTATGGAAGTCGCTTAAGCGTCGCGGTCTTCTTGTCCAGCGATTGGTGATGAGTCCTCCGCTCACTGAAGCAGAGATCGATAGGGCGGTCAGTCTATACAACTCTGGTCAATCTGTTCCGGACGTAGCGACTGTAATGGATCGCAGTGCTGCGACCATATGGAGAGCCTTTAACACTCGTGGAGTCCTACTTACCAAGGCCAAGAGCAAGCTCCGCCGTATCAGTGATGCCACAAGGGATCAAATCGTAACTTTCTATCAAGACGGCAAGACGCTTGATGAGATTGAGAAGACGCTCGCTGACCAGGGCGTAACAAGAACGGTTGCCAAGCTCGAACTCAAGCGTCGTGGCATATCGCGTCGGCGGGCCGGAGCGCGTGGGATCTTCTTCAATCGACCAGAAAAGCAACAGGAGATCATCAAGCAATATGCTGACGGAGTGTCAGCGTCCCAGCTTGCTGAACTTAATGGTTGCTCGATAGATCCGATCTTCAAGATTCTCCGCGATGCGGACGTCGAGATTCGCGACTTCGACGCGGCCACAGGACTTGAATGGACAGACGGATCCGGTCGCACCAGGACCATGCGTTCCATGTGGGAGATCAAGGCCGCGAAATATTTAGATGCCGATGGCCGCGAATGGGACTACGAGAAAGAGCACTACGACATCGGCGACGGCCACGTCTACACGCCGGACTTCTGGATCTACGCTGATGACGGCACGCTTGAGAAGCTCGTCGATGTGAAGGGTCAGTTGCGGTCTGAATCGGCGGCCGCGATCGAGAAGTTC